GGGGGTAGGCAAGAACGCCTATAATGGTGGAAAAGTTGGTGACCTCTATTCGTGGGTTGCTAAGTTCCCATCAAAATAGAAAGGAAACCTATATGTCAGAAGAATTCAAGCCAGCCGAACCTATTGTTCCAAAAGTAGATGCGGTTGTTGTTGTTCCAGAACCAGAAGTTGTTGTGAAGCAAGAAGCTGTAGCTGTAGCTGCAGCAGCTCCTGAAGCTAAAAGGGGTAAAAATTCCGATCAGTCGAACGTAGCTGCCAAAGGTTCTGGTGTTTATGTCCAGATGGCTGCGCTTATTCCGATGGGAAGCGCTCGCAATTCTCGTTCGGTTATCTCAGTTCAGAAGCGTTTGATTGAACTTGGCTACTCCTCTGCAGGAGATGAGAAGAGTGGTTACTTCGGTGAGAACACTTGCTCTGCTCTACAAGAGTTCCAAAAAGACAAGCGAATAGAATCAAAAGATTGTGCTGACTTAGCAACGATTGAGGCTTTGTTTAGCGGGACTGCAGTAGAAATCCTGCCTTAGTTCTTTCTATCAACGCCCAGTCTCTCATCTATTATTGAGGGGCTGGGCGTTGTTGCGTCCCGTAGCAACGTCATTAGTGCGGACTATGGAAGGACGGCACAAAATGGCAGCAAATACAGAAAAGACCAAAATGGTTCTATCAAGAATTATGGCGGTGTTCGCAGCATCTGGGTTGTCTGTGATTGGGGCTGGCGCTATTGCTGGCGTAGAACTCACACAAGCAATCTTGATGGCTGGCATAGGTGGCGTGGCGACCGTAGTTGAGGGGTTGAGTCGCGCTTATCTACAAGATGGGAAACTCACTGCGGCAGAGATAGATGATGTCTTTGCGGCTGTAGATAAGAAAAGGGCACCTAGTAAGGGTGCAGCATCTAAGTAGTTAGACCTGTGAACAGGAAGACCCAGGGGGAATTTTTACCCCTTGGGTCTCCTCTTTCTAAACTTGTAGAAAAGAAAAAACCCCCCTGCCTAAGCAAGGGGGCTCTTTCTGTCCCGTGACTAGATAAGTGTAATGCTTGGCTCTACGAACTTCTGCACCTTTGCTACGGTCAGTCTCATAATGTCTACCTGCTCCTGTGTGAGTCCGATAGTCTCGCCCTCTGAGTCTGTCCCACCTGTGAGAACTATGTCCCCGACTAGGTAGTCCGTGTGTGCCCCGAATACTTTGTCCCACATAAATTGTGCGTATGGGTTATGCGGTAGCCCTGTGAGTTTGCCTTCCTCGTTGCACCACATTGAGAGGTCTGAGGCTAGGTCAATCGCTTGCACCCACCCACCTACTGCGGTCTGTAGTTTGTTGAGGCTGTCTGAGGATAGGTCTAACTCTGTGACCTCTCCTGCTGTTGTTACCTGTAAGGCTGTCTTTGTTGTCATTGGGTGTCCTTTGTCTTGTTGTTGCTTGCTTACGGTGTAACCTTAGCAACCTTCCTGCACTATGTCAAGTCAAACAGAAAGATTTTTTTCAGCTTTTTTATGCGGTGATGAGTAGCCTCACCATACCCCGTCATTACGCTCGTAATCTTTGTGACAGTCGTAGGACTCGTGAGAGTCCTCACGCTTACCACATACACACATTTTAGCGGTGTAGACCTTTGGTCTGCGGTTAGGCAGACTGCCTACGGCTATGACCTCTACAACCTCTACCCCTAACTTCTTGGCTAGACCTTCTGCGTCTGCCTGTCTTGCGGTGCTGTAGGTGTATTTTTTACCTGTCTTTGGGTTAGTTACTTGATACATCTTGGGTGTCCTTTGTGTGTTGCGGTGTGTGTTGCGGTGGTATAAGAAAGCCCCTCAGGTCAGGGGGTGACCTAAGGGGCTCTACTTCTTGCGGTGCTTAGTTCTTGATAATGCTTGCCCAAGATGCTTGGACTGCGGTTGCCTGCTCTTCGCTAAGGCAAGGGATATCAAAAATAAAACTATCTGAACTGTCGCCTGTTGGACTTGATACCCACAACTGAACTGTAGACCCTATGCGGACTGCCGCGACTGGCATACCCTTTGCGGTGGTGGTGGTTGCTTGATTGCTCATTAGATTTTCTCCCTGTGTGCGGTTGGTGTTATTACCAACAAAAGAAACTATACAGACCTTCCTGCACTTTGTCAAGTCTTTTCTAAAGATTTTTTAGATTATTTTTTAGCCCAATACCCATAAGGGTTAGAGGGTTATAGGTATCTCAGGGCATAGCCCCCAGCCCCCCAGCCAGCCCAAGACCCCCCTATAGATAGATGATGACCTAACTCCCTCAGCCAGCCCAGCCCAAGACCTAGCACCTAGCCCAAGACCTAGCACCTAGCACCTAGCCCAAAACCTAGCCCAGCCAGCCCAGCACAAGAGACCAAGACCAAGACCTAAGACTAAGACCAAGACCTAAGACCTAGCCCAGCCCAAGCACTTAGCACTAAATAGACCTAGCACTTCCTAACAACTTGATGACCTTGACCTGGTGACCAGGCTTGACCACTTCCTAACAACTTGATGACCTTGACAATAAAACAAACACCTTGACCAACAATGACCACACATAATGATGACTTGACCACACATAGTGATGACCTTGATGACCTTTGATGACCTTGACAAACATAAAAGCAATCACAAAAGCCAAAACCAAAAGCAAAAAATAAAAGCAAGATAAAAGCAAAAAAAGCCCGGAACGATTTGGCGCAGTGTCAAATATAAGCGGGGCCAGCTCGCAGCCCAAAGTCAAATAATGTAAATGTTCATCTTTTCGCCCCTTCCGTACAAAGAGATAGCCCTTCCTTTCTCCCGTACGACACTTCAAAACTCCTGTACTATAAGTAAATGGATCAGACGCCGCTACTGCCTTCAGATGAAGTGACATTCATCAGCTCTTTGCCGCGTCCAGAGGCAGAATCGCGTCTCCGAGTCCTCTGGGAAGCAGGATGGTCCCTTCAGGCGCTGGGTAATTCCCTACAGCCACAAAGACCTAAGACCACAATCCATTTCTGGGTAAAAAGAGCGCAAATAGTGGAGCAATTTAGGGATATCCCTTCTCCACCCCCAAAATCCCTAACCACTTCGGTTCCTACCAAGTCTGCTCCCCGTCTAAGGTCCATTTCTCCGGGCGTCCCTCCCGATATGAAACCTAGATTAAAAGAACTTAGTGCTCTAGCCCAAAGGTATAGAGCTAAGACAGCCCCAGACAGTCCTCTGGCTTTAGCTAACGACGAGTTGACGGCTGTAGCAAAGACCCTGAGAAGCATGGGTGTACCGACTGCGGCTATTGCCGAGGCTGCAGGGGTTTCCTACCGAGCAATGGCGAGAAGGTTGAGTAAGTGAGACAGTACGAAACACAGTCTGGTACCTATACAGAAGAAGAATTAGCCGTTGTGGTTTGGATTAATCCAAAAGCAATAAAGTCTCGACAGTCCAGAGCTCTTGAAACGATGACCTCTGAGAACTCTCGTTTCCCAATGGCGTTCCCAATCCGCAGTCTTACAAAGAACCGCTCTTGGAAAAACGCCCAGTTGGCTAAAACAAAGGAAGATGTCTTTTCTTTCATACCTTTAAGTGAGCGTTCCAGACCAGTACTTATTCCGTTAGGAGTAGCAAAAGAAGCTTTGGGGTGGAATGACTTCTACATCCCTTCTGAATATATGGAGAAGTAGTGAAGAAGGTAGTTGATGTATTCCCTGCTGTTATAAAACTCGCTCCTCCGGGCTCCCTTTCCGACATCACCATGTTAAAAACCACTGGAGAGTATCCACAAGGGACAAGGAAGTTAGATAGGTGTCGGGTTGTTGTAATTCAAGACACTTTATTGATTGCTGAGGACTCGCCCGAGGGGCCTAGAGTTGTCTTCCGTGAACAGGTAGAGTTAATGGTGCAAGACAAGAAGCTAACTCATATTTTAACTGTTTCAGGCAAGATTATTGCGTTTATGAAGGATGACAACTGCGGTTGTGGGTCCAGATTGCGTAGTTGGAACCCATATGGGAGCTTTATTAGTTCAGGAGAGGACCCTAGTTGAGTACTTTGGAGTTCATTGTCTTAGGTCTAGCGACCTACCGAGTAACACGGCTTGTTACTAGAGACACGATTCTCAATACACCAAGAAACTGGATATGGAAAAAGTTCCCTCCAGAGACCTCCAAGCTCGGATACCTGTTCACTTGTGAGTGGTGTACCTCAATTTGGGTGGCATCAGCCTTCGGAATATCTACTATCATTACATCAGTAACTATTGCTGTAGCAACAGTGTTCGCACTGTCTGCAGTAGCAGGGCTGTTAACTGCGTATGAGGATAAATAATCTCATGCTCCGTAACCAAATTGACGAAGGGTATCTCAAGTGAGCGTATTCAAAAAAGTAGAGCCAGTTGAAGAAGTACCAGCTGAAGCTCCTAAGCGCCCAACCCGTCGTCGCGCATCCACAAAGCGCTCAACACAAGTATTGCAAATCCCACAAAGACCTGCTCCATCTGCTTTCTCTAATATTTTTACTAGCGGAACTCCAGCAATGTCTGCTGCATACAACATTCCTCGTTCTCTTACTGCTGCTGCTGTTCAAGTAAAGGTAAATGACAAAGCAGAATTCGAGCAATTTAAAACTCGTCGTCACGCATCTTCATCAGCATGGCAAGCAGAAGCTTGGGAATACTACGATGCCATTGGTGAAATCAAATATGCATTCAACTTAGTTGCATCAGTTGTTTCACGAATTAGAATTTATGCTGCAGCAGTTGATGATCCATCACAAGCTCCAGTATCTGTAAATGAATCTCGTGTTGTTGAAGGAAATCTTTCAGCAGCATCAGAACGTGCGTTAGAAAGGTTGAACTCTGCATATGGTGGTCAAGCAGGCTTACTCAAAGATGCTGCTCTTAATCTTTCCGTCTCAGGCGAATGCTATTTGGTTCAGATGCCTGCTCGTCCAGGAAGTGGCCTTCCTGAGTCTTGGGATATTCGTTCTGTTGACGAAGTAGTTACTGATCCTAAAGGTGGCTTTAGTGTTATCGGTCGTAGAGAACAAGCAGCTGGACAAGGTTCAGGAGTTGGTGTTTCTCGACTTGGTAACAAAGCATTTGTAGGACGCATCTGGCGTTCACATCCTCGTTACTCAGATGAAGCAGATTCATCACTTCGCGCATTACTTGATCTTTGTGCCGAACTCCTACTACTGAATAGGACATTCCGTGCTACTGCTCGTTCTCGCCTCAATGCTGGTGCTCTTTATCTTCCAGACGGTCTTTCGGTTGCGGCGCAAGCGGACCCAGACTATCCCTACGATTCTGAGGATGGTATCGGCGCAGGCTTTACTGCCGAAGAAGCAGAAGACGAATTCGAAGAACAATTAATTGATGCGATGACAACTCCGATTCGCGATGAAGAATCAGCGAGCGCAGTTGTTCCTCTTATCATTCGTGGTCCTGCAGAACTTGGCGACAAGATTAAGCAGTTCAAGTTTGAGCGTTCATTCGACCCTGCACTTGCAGAGCGTTCTGACCGTGTTCTAGAACGAATCCTTCAAGGA